GCGAGATGGATGGCTATTATATCGTATCAGAATCAACAATAAAAAGAATGATAAAGTATAAAGGCGAATGCTGTGCGTCATGTATTTTTGATGAAAATGATGGATTCACGGACTGGGGCTATGAATTATATGCAGATGATATAGGCTATGCCGCGAATGGGCAAGAGAGGTTTGCGCATATATGCTGTGAATGCAAAGCGGTATTTAAAAAGTGGAAAAAGAAAGACCATAATTTTAGAAAAAGACCAGGATATATTTAACGATTCACCCGCTCCCGGCGCGGGCCGCTAAGGATAAGGCCGGGCTTGCTCCTCCGCAAGAGCCGGGCGGTGTGGACAGCCGCCCGGCGCATTATTAACTCTGAGAGGTAATTCGCCGCGCTATTGTGGCATGAATTGTGCATATATTGACATATAATCCCGGATGCCGACTAAATAGGCGATGGCTTTGAATAATATTATCGTAGTGAGTGATTTACATTGCGGCTGCAGGCTGGGCCTCTGTCCGCCATCGGTCAAGCTCGACGGAGGCGGCACCTATCACGCCAGCCCGTTGCAGCGCAAGCTATATAAGCACTGGCTGTATTTCTGGGACCGGTGGGTGCCCGAGGTGACCAAGGGCGAGCCGTTTGCCGTGGTGGTCAATGGTGACAGCATGGACGGCATACACCATAACAGCGTTACCCAGATCAGCCATAACATCACCGATCAGCAGCGTATCGCCTACGATATGCTATCGCCGGTGGTGGATGAATGCCACGGCCAGCTCTACATGATCAGGGGCACCGAGGCGCATGTAGGCAAGAGCGGCCAGAACGAGGAGGCGCTGGCTGAGATGCTTGACGCCATCCCGGACGACTCCGGCAACTACGCCCGCTGGGATCTGTGGGCCGAGGTGGGCGCTGGGTTGGTCCACTTCACCCATCACATCGGCACCACCGGGCGCACGCACTACGAGTCATCGGCGGTGATGGCCGAACTCGGCGAAGCCTACGCCGAGGCCGGGCGCTGGCAGAACCGCGCGCCGAATGTGGTCGTGCGCAGCCACCGGCACCGGCATATTGAAGTCCGGGTGCCGACATCGGCCGGCTACGGGATATCGTTTGTGACCGCCGGCTGGCAGCTGCAGACGCCGTTTGTCTGGCGCATGCCGGGCGGCCGGTCGAGCCTGCCACAGATCGGCGGCTCACTCATCCGGCAGGGCGACCATGAGCTGTACACGCGGCATTGGGTTAAAGACATTGGCCGCTCGAAGGCGGTGAAGATATGACGCACCCGCCGGTGATAAGAGAAGACGAATGGCGCGCAGAGATTGACTCGCTGCGGCGCACCGGCTACGAGAGCCGGACAAAGCTATGGACGCCGGAGATGGACGCCGCACTCATTGCCGCACGCACGCCGGATGCTGACGGACGCGTGGTGCTGTGGGATGACCTGACGCGGTGGTTCCGCACACGGTATGGCATCAAGAGTAAGGAATCGTTGAAAAAGAGGCAGAGGGAGTTGCAGGAAGAAGGCAGGTTGTAGGTTTCGTAAACCAATGCACCACCGCAAGCGCAAAGGCATGGGTGGTGGGTCTGGTGATGACGTGATCCCGCTATGCTGGCAGCATCACAATGAGGCGCACGTGATCGGGCCAGTGAAGTTTCACGAGAAATACGGGGTAGTGACATGCACGAGTCAGAGATGGGAAGTATTGCAGAGTAGATCATAAATAGGTGCATAATGGGACATCCACTAAAGCCGAGCCAACATCGGGCGGCTAAATTAAAAGTAAGCAGGCTATATCTTCAAGGCATGACGCAAAGCGAGATAGCTGCGGATTTAAAACTTAACCAGGGGACTATTAGCCGATTTCTGGATGAGCTTTCGCGTGATTGGCTTGTTGAGGGCGTGTTTAATTTCAACGAAGCAAAGATAGAACAGCTGCACAAGGTCAATGCTCTTGAAATAGAATACTTTGACGCATGGCGGCGCAGTATAGGCATAAAGATCGAAACCACGAACACAGAGCGCGGCGCTGTTTATGGGACTAGCGGAGACGTGGTAACACTTGAAGACAAGAAAACATTCAAATATAAAGACGTTGGAGATCCCCGCTATCTTGCCGGGATTCAATGGTGTATAGAACAGCGTTGCAAGATAATAGGGCTGTATGCGCCGACAAAGCAGGACGTGACCGGGAATATTGCCACTGCTGCCACATTCTCCGAATGGATAAAGATTGAGACCGAGCGCAATAAAAAGTAATCCCCTTGAATATCGGGACGATTGGAACGCATGGATAAGAGACATTCTCGGCGCTCGCCTTGACCGTGACCAGCGTAGAATCGTCGAGGATGTGCAGCACAACAGGCGAACATCGGTACGCAGCGGGCACGCACGCGGCAAGGATTACGTAGCGGCCTGTATATCGCTGGCGTTCTTATACAATCACTATCCGAGCAAGGTCATCAACACCGCGCCCACTGACCGGCAAGTAAAAGCTATCATGATGACAGAGATAGCCAAGCTCTACAATAAGGCCAAGGTTCCGCTTGGCGGCGAAGTGCTGACCGGCTTGATTCGCATGGACGCGGCGGACTGGTTTCTTATCGGGTTCAAGGCTGGCGATAAAGCGGTAGAGTCGTGGACCGGCTTTCATTCGCCCAATATCCTAGTGGTGGTGACAGAGGCAAGCGGGATTGCGGTTGAGACCTTTGAGGCGATAGAGGGCGTTCTCACTGGATCGCTTTCGCGCCTGTTGATCGTATTCAATCCGAATCGCGTAACGGGCGAAGCATTCCAGAGTTCGCGCTCTGCGCAATATGCCAAGCACAAACTGTCTTGCTTGAACGCACCGAACGTGCGGGCGAAAAAGATCCTCATCCCCGGCCAAGTAGACTATGAGTGGGTAGCTGACAAGGTTGGTAAGCCGGGATGGACGAGCACGATCAGCGAGGCCGACGTTGACGTTGTAGGCCAGCATGATTTCAAGTTTAACGGCCAATGGTACAGGCCAAGCGATTTATTTCTTGTCAAGGTTATGGGCGAGTTCCCGCGTGAGGGCGAAGATCAACTCATACCGCTCTCATGGATAGAAGCGTCAAATGAGCGCTGGCAAGAATCGCAAAAGCCGGATGTTCCGCCAAGCATGGGATGCGACATTGCCGGCATGGGGCGCGACAGAACCGTATTCGCAGAGCGTTATGATAATTACATCATGCCCCTGGCTGTACATAGCAAGAGTGACCACATGGTCAGCGCCGGGATGATCAAGAACAGATTGACCGCTCATAGTGGGACGGCCTATATTGACACAATCGGAGAGGGCGCGGGTGTTCATTCAAGACTTGAAGAACAAGGGTGCAATTCCGTGTCCGCAAAGTTCAGCGAAAGCGCAGATGGCCTACATGACGCGACCGGCGAGCGGGATTTCCTAAACATGCGCGCCTATTGTTATTGGGCGTTGCGTGACGCGCTCGACCCAAGTCTAGGCGGGTCATTGTGCCTGCCGCCGGATGACGAATTAATTGAAGAATTGACCGAACCGAAATGGGTAGTTCAGAGCAGCGGCAAGGTCAAGATAGAGCCGAAAGAAGATATAAAGGACAGACTTGGGCGTTCGCCGGACAAATCGGACGCTATCGCATTGACGTTCTGGAACGGTAACGCCGAGCCGCAGATCAGGTTTATATAGCCAGGAGGATAACATGGAAGCAACGTGGAGTACGGACAAGGAGTCGCTAATCGAAGGCGATGCTTATTGGGTAACTGATGGAAACAGGATAGCCATAGCTTTTCATGTTGAAAAGGCGTGCGGAGGATGGAAAAACGGTGATATATGGGAGGACTTTTATGACGAGGTTGTTGCATGGATTCACATCGAAAAGCCGTCGCCTCCAGAAAAACTAAATTGATTGTCGGTATTATATGAACGCAGAGACCATAACGGCACGGGATTTGCATATTAAACCAGCGAGTGAGCTGGCCGAGCTGCGCTGCAAGCGGTGCCATAAGCTGCTATTAAAGTATCAGGCGCACTACACCGGCCGCCAGATTGAGATTGTCTGCACCAAGTGTAAATACAAGAACATCGTTCTGATATAGCCCCCGCGAGCGCCTCGAGCGCCCCGAAAGAACCGAGCCTCCAAGAAGGCCGCTGCCCCTGACCGCAACAGGGACGGCGGCCTTTTTTATTGCGGGAACACTAATGAGCATATTCGACTGGTTCAAGGCACGCAAGCCAGAAGTAAGAGACAAGCGAAGCGGCTTCATGCTGCTGCCGTGGGAACAGGGCCATGAGTACGTCAAGCCCGACGACATGGGCACGCAGGTTAAGGCAAACACCTCATGGGTGTACATTGCCGCCAACAAGAACGCCACTGCGTTCGCCAATGTACCCTTGAGGCTTTACGTGGCCAAGCGCAGCGCCGGGCAAAAGCTCCTGGTGCCGACCAAGGGCATCACCCCGCGCGTCAAGGCGCACATTCAGCGCAGCGCAGGGCTGGCCCCGTGGATAGCCAAGGCCGCCGAGATAGAGGAGGTGCAGGAGCATCCGTTTCTTGAACTGTTGAAGAACGTCAACGCATTCACCAATAGTTGGCAACTGCTCTTTGACACCGATCTGTTCCAGGAGTTGACCGGCAATTCCTACTGGTATATTGTCCGCGACAACCTCGGCCTCCCGGCTGAGATATGGTCGCTGCCCTCGCAGTACATGAGCATCATCCCGGACGCTAAAAATTACATCGGCGGCTACAAGTGGAAGCGCGGCACGGTTGACGTATTCTTTGAGCCGCAAGAGATCATCCACTTTAAACTCCCCAACCCGAATAACCTCTATTACGGCATGTCGCCGCTGCAGGCCGTCCGGCAAGCCTACAATATACAGGCCAACATGGACACCTACCAGAATGCCGTATTCTCCAATGACGGGCGGCTGGCCGGTGCGTTTGAGACCGACTCGGCGTTGACCGAGGGCGCGTTCACGCGGCTAAAGGAGCAGGTCAACCAGAGCTTCCGCGGGGCCAAGAACGCAGGCAAGATCCCCGTACTGGAATCCGGTCTGCATTATAAAGAGTACAGCCTGGCACCCAAAGAGCTGGACTTTTTGAACGGCCGCAAGTGGGCGCAGGAGGAGATCGTTGACGCATTCGGCCAGACGCTGGCGCTCTATGACAAGAACACCACCCGCGCCAACTCCGAGACCGCGCTCTATTTGTGGATGGCGCACACCATCGCGCCCAGGCACCGCATGGTCGAGCAGAAGATCAACGAGCAGCTCCTGGCCGCCTACGACCCGTCGCTGTTTGTGGCGTTCGATGACTGTGTGCCCGAGGACAAGGAGTTTGCGCTCAAGGAGCGCCAGACCAACATCCAGACTGGCTACATGACCATTAACGAGCTGCGCGAGCGCGAGGGGCTGGAGCCGGTGCCGTGGGGCGATGAGCCGCCGACTGAACGGGCCGCGGCGCGCTCGGCTGACCAGGCGCAGATGATGGCCGATGCGATGGCCGAGGGTGGCCGCGAGGAGGAGGACGAGGACGAACCGGCCAAGAGCGTAAAAAAAAAGACTTTTCGTCACGGCGGGCCGATAAGTGGCATGCGTTCATAAAGGCCACCGAGCCGGTCGAGGACCAGTTCAAGCAGCGCGTCGGCAAGCTGTTCGCCGAGCAGAAGCAGGAAGTTCTTTCGAAGATTGACGCACCCGTGTTTGACGCCGACAGCCAGATTGAGGTCTGGATGTTCGGCCGCAAGACGTGGGAGAAGCGTTTCCGCGACGCGGGCCGGGAGCTGATCAAGATGGCCGTTTTTGTCAACGGTTTCCGTATGATGGAGGAGCTGCCCGGCGTGGGCGTGTCGTTCAGCGTAGAGAACCCGCGCGCGGTCAAGTGGATCAAAGACAAGGTGTTCAAGTTCGCCTATGAGGTCAACCAGACCACGGAAAAGGATTTGCGGGCTGCGCTTCGGTCTGCTTTGGATGCTGGCTCCTCTATACAAGAGATCAAGAAGGAAGTCCAGCGCATCTTCGGCTACGCCGAGGGCTTCCGCAATGAGCGCATCGCCCGTACCGAGACTATAAGCGCCACCAATTACGGGGCGCTTGAGGCGATCAAGCAGAGCGGGATAGTGGGCGTCAAAAAGGAGTGGATCGCCACCCTGGACGAGCGCACCCGTGACACGCACGCGGCGATGGACGGCGAGGCCGTGGGGCTGGACGAGGAGTTCTCTAACGGGCTGCAGTTCCCGGGCGACCCGAACACCGATGACCTGGCA